CTCCTGAACCATGTAATGGAGACGGTGGTAAACTTCTTGGTTAACAAGCCTGGTTGCTCGCTGGTCGATAGTTTCTTTGGTGCTGTGGGTTGGTAGGTTGACCAGTTCCATAATGTTTCCTTTCTCTTTGTGTGTGCTAGCCGTGTATCTCTCGACTTGCTCATTGTAATATTACATCGATGATTATCTGTCAACCATTTGCAAGTATTAAATGGGAAAATGCCCGGATCTGTTGCAGAATTAAACCGCGTAGCAGTGATATCAACGACTTATACACAGGCTATGCACAGGGGTTTTTTGAACACGCAGGAGGGCGGTGGATGTTGAAACCCGAGGCGTTAACGATTTTGATCGATACAAGAGAGCAGAAACCGGCGGTGCTGAAACTTTCCAATGATGGTCGAGAATTAAGCTCACGGCGGTGTTCATTATACTCTGGGGATTACTCAGTGAAGGGACTGGAGAGGCAGGTGGCGATAGAACGCAAGAGTCTGCCGGACTTGATGGGTTGCATAGGCAGGGATCGTGACAGGTTCGAGAGGGAGCTTGTTAGACTCCGGGGGATCCCGACTAGGGCTATTGTGGTCGAGGCTGAGTGGCAAGACATCGAAGAGGGCAACTATAGGAGCAAAGTGGATCCTAATGCTGCGATAGGAAGCCTAATGGGGTGGATTGCTAGCGGTGTGCCGGTTGTGATGGCTGGGAACGCAGAGAGGGCGGGTGTGTTCATTGCGAGGATGTTGTACATTACAGCGCGAAGGCGGTACAACGAGCTGAAAGGTTTAGTTTGAAACGGTATTATGGTCGAAAGTCTTGGGTTCCTAAGCGTTGCCCTGATTGTGGCGCTGTTGGTGTTGATGTTTCGAATGGGTATGAAGTCACAAGCATGGAACAAGCTTTAAAGGTTTGTTATGCGAGTTATACAATTAGCGTGGATAAACACCCTTTTTGGAGAGTCCCCCGCTGGTTTGGTGATTGCGGCGATTGTAGAATGAGGGAGCAAGTTTATAATTCTAATTCGCTCCTGAGTCGTTTAGCTCCGAAAAAACAAAAGCTGGGTTATCAAGTTAGGCTTTCTTTGGGTTAGTGGTGGCTATGATAGAATCTGGTAAGAAACCCTAACAAAGGGACTTATCATGAAGAACTGTTATTATTGCCTTGCTATCGACTACTTGACCAGATTTAATGAGCGTTATGTATGTGAGAAGTGCATGATTTTTGTGGATTTCGAGGAGTTTGAAGAATGCCATACGGAAAGCCCAAGCCCAAGCCAAAGCCTAGGCCTAGACCCCGACCCAAGGGAAGAGGGTGATTGATGGCCCTTGATCCAGGTACAACCAAGATTGATTTCTACAAGGTGAACGACCCCGTTCATGTGACAGTGCAGCCACACAGGCAGAAGGCTATATTGGCCTGTGTGTACCACGATCTAAGCTTAAAGCCTCATATCGAAATTATCGAAGCCGCTCCAGGTGAGTTCAAGATAACATGCAGGAAAAGAGACAACCCCCGCAGGGTCTGGTTTGAGACTGAATGTTTGCAAAGTTTCAGGCCGAAGCATGTTAACAAGAGCAGGTGGAAGCGATGATAGTCCGTAACATCCCAGAAGAAGAGTTCAATTATACCTATCAGACTTTACCTGCTAAAGGTGAGTCGTGGGTGGTAGAGACTAGAACCGGCCCAGGCGAGGGCGTGGACTCCGAAGCGTACCCCGAAATAGCCCAAGCTCTACAGGAACACAACAGCACAGAACGGATGGAAGAAAAGCCGAGCGAGTGGGATAGCTATATGTCTAAAGGTTATTACATTGGTGGCTGTATATGAGTAACGAAGAGCTGACGAAGTTGATAGAGAAAGCCAGTTGGTCGGGATGGCCTAGGCATGAGGCCGCAAAGCTTGTTATAAGGCTATGCGAGGAGCTCAAGAAAGAGAAAGAGACCAACAGACTGTTATTGGATGCGGTTAGGCACCCGATTAAAAGCTCATTAGGAGTTGATTAATGGAGTCTAACCAAACGGTATGTCATCCATGGGATCATAGGCCGGTTGCTGCTGAGGCTGCGACTGAGATTGGTTTTGAGGAGTTCCCATTTGATGGGATTGACCTTGATAGTTATTCGGTTGAGTCCCCTTCTGAGTCGGTGGAGATAGGAACGTTACAACTTGTGCCTGTATCTTTGTTGAATAGCGTTTTTCGCCGTTCTTCTCGAATGTGTCAGTCTTTATCTTACCTTCCACATAAACCTTTGAGCCTTTCTTGAGGTATCTGGAGCAGTTTTCGGCTTGAGCTCCCCAAACGTTGACGTTATGCCATTCGGTTTGTTCCTGCTTCTGTCCGTTCTTGTCTTTCCATGCCTCAGTTGTCGCGACTGTGAAGTTTGCAAAGGCTTTTTGACTTTGGGTATACTTCAACTCTAAATCTTTACCAACGAAACCGATTATCATGCATTTATTAAGCGAACTCATTGAAACTCCTTTGGCGAAGGCCATATTAATGTTTATGACATCCTATCTAGTGACGGTAACAGTAATTAAAATAGGTTTGTATTTCCATGGCAAAAAGCAACAATAGAAAACGCGTTTCTGACCTTCTCAGAAGGTTTTGTAAGGAAAGTAAGGCCGATTTTAATCAGTGTATGGCTGTTTATGATGGTTTGACGATTGAGGATAGAATAAAACATTTATTCGGTGTTAAGCGTTGGTTAGAACAGCGCGCAGAATACAAGAGGCAACAGAACATAATAGACAAGAAAGTTAAGAGGGGGCTTTTAATTGTCGGAGACGAAAAAGAAAAAGAAAAAGAAGAAAGGTCCTATTAAGCGTAAGACTCCCCCACCTGATAAAATGCCCATTGATTTCATTGTCCATCCTGTTGACCCGAGTATTCCGTTAGAAGAGCGGGACATCATGCAAATGCTCCCTAGCGAGAGGGGTCCTGGTGGATGGAATCTATACAAGCCCGAATACTGTAAGCATTTAATGATTCATATGTCGCAGGGGTATTCTTTTTCATCGTTTGCAGGTCGTATACTTGTCAGCGAGGGATGTATAGACCATTGGGCTATTAACAAGCCAGAGTTTAGACAAGCGAAGCAGATCGGCAAAGCGCTACAGCGGATGTTTTACGAAAACAAAGGCATGCAGAATCTAGGAAACAAAGAGTTTAACGGCCAGATCTGGAGGTTTTTAACCCAGCTTAATATCACCGAAGCTAGGTTTGAATCTAAGGTCAATGTAGAGGCCACGATTAAATCGGATGTTTCGAAAGTTAAGGAGATGAGTACTGAGGATCTGATAAAATTGGGCAAAGAGGCCATTAAATATATTGAGGCTGAGTCCGTTGGAAAATCAGATAAATTACTCACGAGCGGAACCGTCGTGGACGTTACTCCTAGAGAAACATGAATCTTCATGCCCTGGTTTTCATGTGTCAGCTCGTAAAAGCGGCATTTACACCCTGGCTATCTGTACGAAATGCCGTAAAACGCTACAGCGGTGGGTGTCTTCGCAAAATCACTTGAGGCTAATCAAATAAACTGCAAATATTTTATGTCAAGATTCATGAATCATACGAGGTAAGCAATGGCGGAATTAACTCCTGAAGTTCAAGCAGTGATGAACCAAGTAACACAAACCGCGCTACAGCAAGGCCAGCAAATCGGCTCTTTGGCTATGCAAAACGCTGTACAAGTTCAGCAACTAGGACAGATTGCAGCTATGCAGCTTCTCACTGGTGGAATGCAGGTAGGCCAGTCTTATCAAGGAAACCACTTACGCCGAGGCTCTGAGGTAGATGCGCAGGAAGCGGCTGGAGATGGAAAAGTATTAAGCGATAGCGCTGCAGCTACATTCCCACGCGAATCTGGTCAGCTCGATAGTCTTTATCACAAGGATGTCATGAAAGGCGTTGTGGACAGTGCAGTAAGCCAGATTCTAGCTAAGTTGGCTCAGTCAACTCCTCCACAAACGGCGGCACATGCAGCACAGGCCCCCGCTGATAGAGCTGGTGATAAGTAAGCCGAAAGGTTGACATTCCTTTTCGATTACGCTAGTTTAGAATTGTTCGCTGGAAAACCATTCGAAGGTTTGGGGACGATGGGAAAAAGAACCGAGGTGTAAAAACCGAGGGAAATAGAACCGGAGGTTGATCTAAACTGGAGAGGAAAACCGAAAGCGGACTCTTTTTTTTTGCTCCGAGATATTATGAGCCCCTCCCTAGACATTCGTCAGATGCAAGAAACAGATAAGCCGCTCGTTTATAGCTCTTGGCTTAGAAGTTTTAGAGAAGTTTCTACAAGCATTCCAAAAGAGATTTATTTTAAAAATCAGACTAAGCTAATTGATAAAATCTTTAAATGTTCTACGGTCTGGGTGGCTTGTAATTCAGAAGATTCGGAACAGCTTTTCGGTTATGTGGTACACCAACTAGCTCCTGGTGATATATCTGTGGTTCATTATATTTATGTAAAGCATCCCTATAGGCGCTTTGGAATTGGTAGCTCACTTATGAAGCCGTTTATTGGGAATGATTTACCGAATATAATAACCCATAACGGGAGAAGCTTACCGGAGGTTGTAGACAAGTGGAACCTTGTCTATGATCCCTATTTTTTGTTGAGGTTGTAATGGAAGATTTCGAAACAGTCCGGCTTGCCTATGCTGCTAAGTGTGGACCTAAAGAGGGTGACGTTTTTAAGAACAATGATGATCGAGGCTCTTACAAGGTGAACTTGTGTGCTGTTCGTGTTCCTGTTCTTAATGCTTCCGCTGGTGAAACGATGGACATTCCTATCATGAGGATTAAATGTAGGAAGTCAGGCCAGACGGTTTTTAGTTCGTTGGCTAATACAGCTTATTGGACGATGCCGAAAGGTCATGAATGGGAGACTATGGAAGAGGCTGAGGTTGTGCCTATGGTTCCCGAAAGAGAGGAAGAGGTGAAACCTAAGACAAAACGCAAGAAACCCGAGGGCTTTGGCGAGTTTTGAAATTCCTCAATCTGGAACACGCGAAAGCTTTAGCAGATGAGTTTAGGAAAGAAATTGAGCGAAGGCATAGCAAGGGTGTTTCCTTCGATGATTCGTCATTTCCTAAGCAATCAGCGTTTATCAAGGATGATAACACGCTGCAAGCGGTCCAGTGTTCGAGACGAGCGGGAAAATCCTTCGGGATCGCAAAAAAGCAGCTCAAGGAGTGTCTCAGGTTTCCAGGGTCCGCCCAACTGTACATAGGCTTAACGCTTGGTACAGCAAGAAATATCATGTGGAATCCAATTCTCAAGAAGATCAATGCAGATTTAAACCTTGGTGCTAGGTTCAATGAGGCTAGGCTTGAGGTTTTATTTCCGAATGGGAGCGAGGTTAAGCTTGGTGGTGCTGATGCCGACGCTGCCCAGATGGAGAAGTTTCTAGGGGGTTCTTATCGGTCTTGTGTCATTGACGAAGCTGGTTCATTTCGGCAAGACCTAACCCAGATGGTTTATGAAATGCTTTTGCCCGCTGTGGCTGATTGGGATGGATGGATTGCCCTAACTGGTACGCCTACGGAGATCACCAGGGGGTTATTCTATGATGTAAGCAACAATCCACCAGATGGGTGGACTTTGCACAAGTGGAACACCTACGAAAACCCATATATGAAAGATAAATGGGCAAAGCAGGTGGAAATGTTAAAAAAGACCAATCCCAGAATAGAAGAAACTCCAGCCTTTCGGCGAATGTACTTAAATGAGTGGGTAATTGACCACGATTCGCTATGCTACAAATACGATTACAGAAGAAACGACATTGAAGAGCTTCCGCATAAAGATCCGCTTACTTACGTTTTAGGTGTGGATCTTGGTTTTAATGACGCTTCGGCTTTTACGGTAATGGGCTATGGAGAGTATGATCCTAGCTGTTATGTGGTCGATACTTACAAGCGTTCTGGCATGATAATCTCGGAAGTGGCTGACAGGATTAAACATATTATGAAAAAATATGATCCTGTTGCTATAGTGATCGATAACGCAAGCAAGCAAGCGGTGGAAGAACTTAAGCAAAAGTTTACCATCCCTTTGATTGCGGCGGAGAAGCAAGGTAAGGCCGAATTTATCGAGATCATGAACAGTGATTTCATTTTGGGAAATATCAAGCTACTTCCCAATACTGAGGCTTTGAAAGATGAGTACGGCGGGCTTATTTGGGATAAGGACAAGCTGCCTAAGCGGTTAGAGCACCCAAGCTGCGAAAACCATCTAGCCGACAGTACGCTTTACGCTTTTAGATACTGTTACCAATATCGGCATGAAAAAAGGCCAGAGGTTCCGACCGAAGAAGACAAGATTGATGCTTGGTTTGATGAGCAGGCCGAGCTGATGGAAGAAGACGACAATAAAGAATGGTGGGAAAAATGAGCGCTAAAGCTTTGCGGGATGTGGCCGAGATCATGAAAGAGTTTGGCCTGATTGAGGCGAGAGTCGGTGATATTTATGCTAAAATGGCTGAAGAAGAAGAGCCATTATCTGAGGAAGCGATTAAGCATTTAGAGGCTTTGAACAACCCTCCTTCAGATGAAGAACTTATGTTTGATCCTTACGTAGGGTTGCCTAACCCTGAAATGCGAAAAGGGGATTTAGATGAGTAGCACAATCACTGGTGCGCCTACGATTTATGTTAATCAGAATTTAGAAAAACGTAAAGCGAAGCACAAATGGTGGGACGAGGAAGAAAACGTCTATAACCATGTTTGGGATCTTTACGACAGGATGAAGCAGCACCAAGAGTTTAGATCTGTTAACAACCTTCGTTACGCTCGTTTATATAGTAACCTGCAGTTGATTGGGCTAAAAGCTGGTCAGTATGCAAGGGTTACAGATCCTTTGGCCTACCAAAAGTCTCGTGTTACCTACAATGTTATAAAAAGCTGTGTGGATGCAGCAACGGCCAAGATAGCTCAGAACAAGCCAAGGCCGGTGTATTCAACGGAAAACGGTTCTACCGATCAGCAGTTTAGAGCTAAGCGGATGAATCAGTTTATCCTTGGGATGTTTGAGCAGATAGGGACGGGGACGGGTGAAGATCGGTCAATGTATGGCCTTGCCCGTCAGTGTTTTAGGGATAGTTGCGTCTTTGGCACTGGTGCCGTTAATTTCTTCGATCATGAGGACCAGGTCAAAGCTGAAAGAAATATTTGCGAGGAGATCCTTGTTGATGAGACCGAGGGTATGTATCGCAAGCCAAGACAGCTTCACCGTATTAGATACGTAGCTAGGGAAATTCTCCTAGATCTATATCCCAAGAAGGCGCAAAAGATTAGAGAGCTTCCGGCTGTTGATGAGTCGGTGGGGATTTTTGAAACCACAGCCGACATGGTGGAGGTTTTAGAGTCTTGGCATTTGGCAAGTGGTCCGACTGCTGGTGATGGCAAGCATCTTATTTCTGTTAGAAACTGTGATTTATCTCCGATTGATGATTACGAAGATGATTTCTTCCCGTTTTTATTCATGCGTTGGAATCCGAGGCTTTTAGGATTCTATGGCATGGGCTTAGCTGAAGAGCTTTTGGGTATTCAGTTAGAGATTAATCATCTATTGAGAAATATTCAGATTGCACAACACCTAATGGCTGTTCCTCAAGTCTGGCTTGAGTATCAAGCAAAGACAGTTAAGAAAAAGATCAATAACGCTATTGGTGGCGTTAAATATTATACTGGTAGACCTCCAATTTTTATGACTCCGCAAGCTATGAATGGAGAAGTTTACCAGCATCTTGAAAGGCTTTATCAAAGAGCTTACGAGCTGACTGGTATCAGCATGTTAACGGCAACTTCTCAGAAGCCAGCGGGCTTGAATAGTGCTGTTGCTCTACGAGAGTACAAAGACACAGAAACAGAGCGTTTTAGTGTTCAAGAAAACATGTATGAGGATTGGTTTATTGAAGCCGCTGAGATGATCCGCAAGCGCTGTCGTAAGCTTGTTAAGGAAGGCAAAGATCCCATTGTGAAGTTCAAAGATGGAACTTCTATGAAAACTCTTAGGTTTTCCGATGTGGATGTGGAAGACTCCAAGCTTGTAGTAGCTCCAAGACCTTCTCAGTTATTGCCGAAAGAGCCAGCGGGTAAACTTGCGTTTGCTAGCGAGCTTATTGAGGCAGGTTTATTTGATCAGGATGAAGCTAGGGAGCTTTTAGACTTCCCAGATACTGTGAAGATGAACAATCTGAAGCTTGCTCATAGAAGAGTTATCGAGAGGATTGTTGAGAATATGCTCAGGGATAACAAATATATTGTTCCAGAGCCTTTCTTGAACCTAGATTACGCAAGGCAGCACGCGCAGGCTGTTTATGCAGCAGGCAAAATGGATGAGATGGAAGAGGACCGCTTAGAGCTTCTAAGGCGCTTTATGTCTGATGTGGATCAGTTAATAATTCGTCGAGATGCTGAGGTCCAGAGGAGAATGCAGGAAGAGCAGATGCGCCAGCAGCAAGAACAGCAGGCAGCTCAAGCACCAGCAGAGCCGCCGGTTGAATTACAAGGACAGTTACCAGGGGCAGCGATGCCAGAGGAAATGGCGTTGCCAGAACAACCAATGATTTAGGAGTTTTTTGTGGCAGAGAGTGAAGTTGCGCAAATTGCGGATAATATGTCAGAGCAGCCAGCAGAGGTCCCCCAAGCTAATGAGGAAGCGCCACAGGCCGCACAGGAGCCTAAGCAGTCTCAGCAGGAAATTGATTACGCGAGGGGATTTAACGCTTTAACTCGCAAGGAAAAGCTCTTACAGCAGCGGGAACAGGAACTAAAACAAAAGCTTTCTGATTATGATGGTTTCAACCAGGATAAGACGCTTTTATCCACAGATCCTGTCAAGTTTTTGGAAAAGCACGGCTGGAAATTTAATGATCTCGCCGACTTTGTTTTGAATGACAAAAAGAAGCCTACCGAGAGCCGTCTTGAGGAGCTGCAAAAGCGTATAGACAAGATGGAAGAGGAAAAGAAGCAGGCAGCTGAGGAAAGAGAGCGTAAGCAAAAGGCTGAAGAGCAGTCAGCTAAGATCAAAGAATATAAAAGTCAGATCAAAGAATTTATTAACGAAAAGAACGAAGATTTTGAGTTAATAAACCATTTTGATGAACATGATATGGTTTACGATTTAATAGAGCATTACTATCACCAAAATAATGTTATAATAGAGGTTGACAAGGCAGCCGCTGAGGTTGAAAAATACCTTGAGAACCGCCTTGAACTAGCTTCGAAAACAAATAAGTTCAAGTCAAAGTTCAGTCAAATAGCTCAGGGAGAAGCTCTTAGCGAGTCTGAGCAGGAAGCTCCAAAACCGAGATTTCCTCAAGTAGGTGAGAGAGAAACGCCTAAAACATTAAGCAACTCCGTTGTGACCTCTACCGCCGCCTCATCCGATAAGAATGTGTTTTTATCAGATGAAGAGAGCAAGCAGAGGTCAGTTGAGTTGTTAAAGAAAGCTTGGGAACAAAAAAGAAACCAAGCTTAAGGCCAAAAGATAATCGGCCATTTCCGCATAGAGATAGCATAAGCGGGTAAAATCGTTGGAATTTTAACTATTTGCTATTGAGGTGTGAAATGGCTTCAGGTCTAGGACTTACCGAATTTGATGCTGCGTTGAAGCAGCATTATACTGCTGACCGTGTCGAGGACATGGTTTACAAGGACAATCCATTTTTAGCTATGGTTCCCAAGTACGAGCGATTTGGTGGCCGTAACCTTCCTATTCCCATTGTTCATGGTAACCCGCAAGGGCGTTCAAAGACTTTCTCGAATGCTCAAACTCGTAGTACCGCAACCAGCTCACTTGTTAAGGACTTCGTTCTAACTCGTGTTAAGGATTATGGTATAGCGACGTTGGACAACGAGACTATGCTTGCTTCTGAGGGTGATGCTAACGCCTGGATGGAAGCGGCTACTCTTGAGATTGACGGTATTATTAACTCTGTCACAAGATCTCTTGCAGTTAACCTTACCAGAACTTCTGATGCATATCTCGGTCAGGTGAATGCAGAGCCTGCTGAAAACGCATCTACTTTCGATGTTGTTATGAAGGATGCAGAGGAAATCACTAACGTTGAAGTAGATCAGGTTCACGTAATCTATTCTGCTGCTTCTGGTGGTTCTATCCGTACTTCTGATGGCTCTGATGACGAATGGGTCGTTGCTGCTGTTAACCGATCTTCTGGAACCATTACCTACACCGGTACATATGATGCTTCCGGTACTATCGCGGCAGATGATTATATTTTTGTTGAAGGTGACCGCGGGCTAGGTGTATCTGGTCTTGAAGACTGGCTTCCTGCGACTGCTCCAACTTCTGGTGATTCTTTCTTTGGTGTTGATCGTTCTGTTGATGTTACTCGCCTTGCGGGTCTTCGTTATGACGGATCTTCTGACCCAATCGAAGAAGCTTTGATCAAAGGTGATTCTTTGGTTTGTCGTGAGGGAATGAAACTAACTCATTACTTCATGAACCACAGAGCACTTGCAGATCTTAAGAAGTCTTTGGGTAGCAAGGTTCAATACGTTAACCTTCAGGTTAATCCTCGAATCAGCTTCCCAGGTGTTGTTGTTGATGGAGCTAAAGGCCCAATTTCTGTTATTGGTGACCACAACTTCCCAGACAACAGAATCTTCGGATTGAACATGGACTACATTAAGTTTTACTCAATCGGTAAAGCTGTAAGAGTCCTTGATACCGATGGTCTTGCGATGCTACGTCAGTCCAGCGATGATGGGGTCGAAGTCCGCTATGGGTTCTACGGCCAGTTGGGAATCCGTGCTCCTGGTTCTTGTATCAACATCCAAATCTAGGAGAGGTGTTCCATGGCGAATAGATATTTTAAGGACCATCCCAAAACCCTTGAGGGTGGGATAGTCAAACTTTACGGGCATGTTGTGACCACTACTAGTGGCACAATAGGCTCTCAAACCTCTAAAGGTTTTACAGTGACTAAGACTGGTTCTGAAACTGGTCGTTACACTGTGACTCTTGAGGATAAATATAGTTCCCTTCGTGGGTGCAGTGTGGCTTTGCAAGGCGCTGCTGATGCGGCTTACACCACAGCTAAGGGCCTAAACTGGTTTTTACGTGGTGTTGATGTTGGTGCTGCAACTCCGTTGCTTTACATCCAGTTCAACCGCACGGACACTGGTGCAGATGCCGAAGTTTTAGATGCTGCTGAGTTTTGGATCGAATTAACCCTTAAGAATAGCACTGCTTACTAGGGGGTTTTTATGTTGCTAATGCCTAGCAGCAAGAAGAAAGCGATTACTCTAATCGTTGGAGGAATGAAACCTGACTTTGTTCAAAAGATGGGTGATCGTTCCTTCACCGATTCTCCTATGCCAACGGAGAAAGAGGAAAGCGACTACTCTCTTGCGTTGAAAGATGCTAGCCGTAAAATGATGACGGCCATACAGGAGAAGGACGAGGCTTCATTCGCTGATTACTTGAAAGAGTTTATCTACATGTGTCAGCACGAAGAAGAGCCTATGGACGACGAATATATGGACTGAGGTTTTTATGGCTACCCAGGTATCAACCGAGACGTTGGCTAATTTAAGACTTAGGGTCAGAGAACAGGCCGATATGGTCAACTCTGACTTTGTTTCTGACGAAGAGCTGACGCGCTACATTCAGCAGAGTTACCGGAAACTTTACAATCTGGTTATCACTGCTTTTGGGGATTGGTACACGCAAGATCCTGTCTCGTTTACCATTAGCTCGGGCAATGAATACACTCTTGATACTGATTTCTATAAGCTTGTGGGTGTTGACCACGATTACAATGGAAATTGGGTTGAAATACGTTCATTCAATTTTAATGAGCGTAACAAGAGGAATTCTGCGCCCACAGCTTATGGTTATCACCCTATTTTAAGATATCGTCTCATTGGGGATAAGTTACGGTTTATCCCGACGGATCAGGCTACAGGGGATTTCCGTTACTGGTATATTCCTAAGCCTAATGTTCCGGTTGATGATACTGATACGATTGAAGGTTATAACGGGTGGGATCAATATATTGTGCTCGATGCTGCAATCAAATGTCTAGTCAAAGAAGAGACGGACGTTACAGAGCTTATGCAGGAAAGAGCGCAGGCTGAGCAGGATATTTTGATCAATGCTCAAACTAGAGACGAAGGCGACACAGAGACCGTTGAGGATGTTTCGAGTTATTATGATAACTCCGATGGAGATGTTTACTGGTGATTTCTCAATTTAGAAAAATCCGGTCTACCATAAGCGATATCCAAAGGGTTCAGGATGCTGTCGCAGTCGTCTTTAATTCGATTTTAAAAAAGCAGATTTTGGACGGTCGGCTCATAAAAGATAAATTTTTGGATAGCTCTGAAAATCCTATTTCCATAGACCACGGACTAGGCAAAGCCCCTAGAGGGTGGGTCATTGTAAAGCAGGATGCAGACGCAAATGTTTACGAGTCTACCAGCTCGACACCGAACGCTACATTGGAGCTAAATGCGACGGCTGATGTCACGGTCAGTCTATGGGTTTTTTAGGAGGCTAATAGAATGGCTGTTACGGATAAAATGTTGTTAGACTTGCCCACGGTAAGTTCGACTTTAGGCCCAGAATGGGCAACCATGCTCAATACCTTGCTTGAGTTGGTGGATGAGCACGACCACAGCTCTGATAAAGGCGCTCAAGTTACTCCTGCCGGTATATTGATAAATGCAGCTTTGGATTATGTAAACAATCAGATTCAAAATGCTGCAAGTGTTGGGATGCAAGATAAGTCTGCAGCTGACACAAGCCATTTAGGTTCATTGCAAAGAATCGGCGGTAATCTTTGGTGGGTTACTCCTGCAGGGGCTTCGGTGCAGCTAACCAATGGATCTAGTGTTGTAAGCTCTGGCTCAGGCGCTTTGAGTACTTCAACCCCTAGCTCCTGGCCTCATACAGTAACCACAAGCGAAACAGCTACCGTCTTACTTATTGATTGCAGCTCAGCAAGAACAATTAATCTTCCAGCTGCTAGCAATGCAATGTATGTGTATTTAAAGGATTCTACAAGTCAGTGTCAGACCAACAATATGACAGTGGTTCCTGATGGTTCAGATTTGATTGATGGGAATAATGCTAACTACACCGTGGATTGGAATGATGCTTTCATAGGCTTCATCTCAGACGGTGTTTCATCTTGGTACATAATGTAATGGCAGGACTACCTAGACAAGCAGTCTCTATCAATTTAGCTGGTGGTATTGATACCAAGTCAGATAAAAAGCACGTTATACCAGGGAGTTTGGTTAAGCTAGAAAACGGTGTTTATCGTAAAAATAGAAGTATTACAAAGTCTAGCGGTTATGATGAAGTTGAAAATAAAAATGTTTCGGATGTTACTTTGGGTTCTCCATCAGGTCTCGAAGTCTTCAACGATGAGCTCATTCAATATAATAACCAAAGTGTATACTCTTATTCCGAGGGAATCGGAAAATGGGTCGACAAGGGCGAAGCAGTATCAGCGATCATCAAGTCAAAACAAATTGTTAAGAACACGGCTAGTCAGACACAGACAGATTGTGCAATAGTCAACGGAATTGGCTTGTATGCCTGGGAGGATTCTAGGGGAGGCGTAAGAGCTTCTGTCATTGATGAAGAAACGGGGGCAGCTCTTTTGTCCGATGTTTCTATTGATGCTAGTGCTTCTCGGGTTAAGTGTGTTGCGTTTGGTAATCATTTATTTCTCTATTACTACAAGTCAGGTTCCTTGTATGTTCAGAGATTAAACCCGCTTAGGCCAACAAACTTCGATGGAGCTGTCGAGGTTAACGATAATGTAAACACCACTAATCCAAACTATGATGTCTATCCTTACCAAGACATTAGAATGCTTACCATTGCGAATGCTGAAGCGGTTGCGGAGGTCACGTCAATTACGGCTGTCGCTGATGTTTCTGATTCTCTTGATGGTAAAACTTTCATCCTTTACGACCAGTCGGGATCTGTCGCTTTTTGGATCGACGTGGATGATTCGGGGACGACGATACCAGCAGAAGCTTCCGCTGCAGATAGGGCCGTGGAAATAACAACCATTGTCACTGACGATGACGCAGCGACTGTGGGTGGAAAGCTACGAACTGCAGTAGGCGCAGATGCTCAATTCTCAACGTCTGGGAGTGGTGCAGAATGTATAGCTACAGACGCGAATACAGGCTACCGTTCGGATGGAGAAGCTTCCACATCAGGATTTACCCTATCTACCACTACACAGGGAGTCGGGAATGGTATCAGGCTTGTATGGCTAGACGAAACCCCGACGGTTCAGACTGGAGCATTGGCAGCTAGTTACATTCAAGAAGCTGGTTCTGGTTGCGTGACGATTGTTGAAGGCCCAAGCCAGACTTTTTATATCGGGTTCCATGATGGCTCTGATGTTAAATGTGGAATTTATAACAACGGTGGCGTTCAGTTGTATGCGCCATTTAGTTTGGAAACCATAGGTTCTATCCGTAATATCACAGGCTATAAGGTAAACGACGATGACGGAGTTCAATTCCTCTACGAAGTCGACGCAGCCCAAGATTACAACCACTATATCAAAGAATGCAAAGCCAACGACGATGGATCAGCAGGAACAGCGTCTGAATTCGCTCGTTCAGTTGGCTTGTACTCCAAGGCTTTTAGCTATACCGACAGCGCCGGGAATCGTAACAGCTATGTTGGAGTCGCCCATGGCTCTACATTACAGTCAACATATTTTGTCATTCGAGATGACGGGCTCATCGTTGGAAAACAGCAGTACACCAACGGAGGAGGCATTACCACTAGGACTCTATTAGCCACGGTAAATGCTTACACATCAGAAAATTTTGTCTGGGCCATTTTAAAGAAAATTCGAATTGTCAGTGAGAACGCTACGATATTTACCCCGTTAGGGGTTATGCGTACTTCAATGGATTTTTCATCCGGTGATATATTCACAGCAAAACAACTTGGTAACAACCTACTAATCGTAGGTGGTGTTCTTTCCATGTATGACGGGGAATCCGTTGTTGAGCATGGGTTTCATCTATATCCAGAAAACGGGACCGCAACCCCAGCAACTTCTGGAGGGTCTTTAGCGGATGGAAGTTATCAAGTTTATCTTGTTTATGAATGGACAGACAACTACGGACAGATCCATAGATCAGAGCCTAGTGTTGCTATTACTGCTACTGTTAGTGGTGGTGGGGGTAGTGGTAAGATAACCGTTGTGTCTCCATCTTTAAGACTGACAAGGAAAGATGGTACAAACAGATCCAATGTTTCAATTGTTGGATACGTAACAGAATTAAACGGATCTACAGCATACAGATTCACTAGTGTAAGCAGCCCGACCTACAACGATGTTACAGCGGATACGGTTTCCCTTGGTGAGATTACTGACGTTTCGTCAATAACATCAAACGAAATACTTTATACCACTGGTGATATTCTTCCTAACTATCCGGCTCCTGCATGTTCTGTTATCGAAGTTTTCAAGAATAGAGTCTTTCTTGGTGGCTTAGAGGAAGATAATTTAATTAGATTTTCCAAAGAGAATAAGGCTGAGGCTCCTGTTGAGTTTGCTTTTGATTTTAGAAAAAGCATCGAGTCAGCTAGGGGAGATGTTAAAGCCTTTGGTGTGATTGATGACAAGATTTGTATCTTCAAAGGTGATCGGTACTACAATACCTATGGTGACGGACCAAACGATACAGACACACTAGGTGGCTTTGCTGAAATTGAGGCTGTCACGGGGGATATGGGCGCACAAGATCCTCGAAGTGTTGCACCTTTACCACAGGGGATTATTCTTAAGAGCAAGAAGGGTTATTACTCCGTCGATGCTGCTTTGAATCCATTTTATATCGGAGCACCAGCAGAGGATTACAATTCCCTGTCTGTAACTTCTGCAAATCTTTTAAGCGATCTGAACGAGGTAAGGTTTACCACTTCAGATGGCGATATGCTCATCTACAACTATTATTTTAATAAGTGGTCTACTGCTACAGGGTTAAAAGCCAAGGATGCTGTTTTATGGCGAGACAGTTACGTTTTGCTTAAGACGGATGGTAAAATATTAAAACAGAACACATCCAAATGGAAAAATGACCTAGACAGTTACAAGATGTCTCTCGAAAGCGGCTGGATGACATTCGGCAATATAGCTTCTTTCAAGAGAGTTTATGAGCTGATGATCTTTGGTGATTTTAAAAGCACTCACAAGCTTAGAGTTTACGTCGGTTATGACTATTCCTCAGCTTGGGAGCACTTCGCTGTTTATGATCCTGTGACAAATTTTCCAATGGAAGTTTACGGCCAAGATTCACCCTACGGAGAGACAGACACTAGGTACGGTGGAAAGACTGATGCTTACATGGTCCGCGTTAAGATGAAAAAGCAGAAATGTTCTGCGTTTAGGTTTAGAATCGAAGAGCTTGTTACAACGGCGACCGAAGGCACTCAAGAATCTCTGACGATTTCAGATATCGGTGTTTTGATTGGTGGCAAACAAGGTCAAAACAAAGTAGGCGCAAATAGAACGATGGGGCCTAAGTAGGAGGAAGTATGGGCTGGGGTGGAATTAAAATAAGCAATCCGGTTAAGCTGGAATCCCCTAAAGCGGCTTTTGAATCTGCCGCGAAAACTATAAAAACAGGTAGGGCCGGTGGCGCTCTAGGAGATTTTGGAGAATCTACCAAGACTCTTTTTAGAGAGGGCGAGGTAAAAGGTGGAGTTCTTAGAAATATCTCAGACGAAGCTAAAAATTTAGGCGGTGAGCTTAAGAAAAACTGGGACTACTTCACCAAAGGGGCCTTCGGTGAAAAAGTCGGAATGGGTAAATACAAACCAGCAGCGATTGACATAGATGCGGGTGCATTTGGTCAAGGTACTGGTGCAGGCGGCGGATCTCCTACCGTTGCCGGCTGGGATGATATGATCGCAGGCATCGAAGCAAGAGAAGCTCCTACAGCTGTAGGAACCACTGTTGCCGGTGTTGGCGATGCTGCCACGCCGACCTTTGACCCAGCGACTGAATTTCGCATGAAGCAGGCGACGCTTGCCGATCAACTCGCAGAACAGGCAGCCGGTCGAGGTCCAAGCTTAGCCACTGAAATGCTCCAAGATGCTAGAGACCAGCAAATAGCTCAAGCGATGGCTCTTGGCGCTTCTCAGAGAGGTTTGACCGCTGGTCAGGGTCTTAGGGGGATTCAGCAACAAACTCAACAGGCGGCACAATTTGCGGCTCGTGAGGCAGCAAAAGCTAGAATCGCAGAACAGCTAGCAGCTAGGCAGCAGCTCGCGGGAGCGGCGCAAGGTGCTAGAGCTTTGGATGTTGACGAAGCTAAGGCTGAAGCGGATCTCGGAGCTCGCATGAATATAGCGAACCTCCAAAAGGATCTCCAACATGCAGTTGCTCAAGGCCAGATAACATCCGGTGAGGCTAGAGCTAACCTGCAGGCGGCGGTTGATACTCAAGCCCAGCAGGACGCTTTCTTGAGAGATCTTGAGCGTATGAAGTTACAGCAAGAGCAGTTTGGTGCGGGTCAAGCTATGGATCTTCAGAAACTCAAGGCGGAAATAGCGTTGAGACAGCAACAAATGGAGGCCG